GCTTTTTCTCCTTAATAGAATTAACTATTACTGGAAGGATACGCCTGACATTGTGATTGCATCAACATAGTCTGCTGCGTTACCAAGTGAGCTTGCAGTGTTTGTTAGTTCCTTATAACCATAACGTGTCATAAAGCTAACTACTGGCTCAAATGTAGCTGGATCCATTACTGGACCTGTGCTCATTAATGGAATGTATGGGCAGTAGAATGCTGGAGCATCTGTCTCGCTTGAACCCTTGTAACCAACTAGTACCTTTGTACCGTCTGCTGCGTAGTTGTCTACGAACACGCGGATTGTACCGTTTAGTGTACCAACGAACTTTGTGTTTGTTGGAGCTTCGAAGCTACCTTCAGTTGTGCGAGCAAATGTTGATGTGCTAGCTGACTGTAGGATTGTTAGTGCTTCTGGGCTTACTACGATGTAGTTACCAGCGCCGCGACGTGTACGTGCTGCGATGCGGTTTGCTGCGCGGTTGATCTCAATTGCTAAGATAGCGTGACGATCACCGATGTATGTTGGTGTACCTGTTAGTGAACCACCAAAGTTTAGTGTTGTACCTGCACCAGCAAGTGAACGTAGTGAACCGATAATTTCTTGGTCGATTTCAACAACGATTTCTTGTGCAAGAGCCTGCATGATTTCAGCTTCTACGTCTACGCCATGCATTGCTTCTGCGTCTTGTGCAGCCTCAAATGTCCAGCGAGCGCTTAGACGTCTTGTCTTAGCTTCTACTGTTTCCTTGAGGATCTGGATGCTCATCTTACGACCTGGTGTACCTTCAGCTGCTGCTGTAGCATCTGGTGAACCTGCATAAGTTGAAGCTAGTAGGAATGGGCTTAGAGCCTCATCACCAGCTGTTGCACCGCCACCTGTCTCAGCGTAACGAACGCGGAGAGTGTGGATTTGGCCTACTGGGCCTGTCATTGGCTGTACACCAACTAATTCGTTTGCAATAACGCTTGGCATTACGCGACGAATTAATGGTAACATTACCTTGTTTAATGTTGCTACTGAACCAGCACCGGTTGCACCTGCTGTTGCGGCCTCTGACAAATATTTTTTAGTATTTTCGAGGACCACGTTTAAAGACTGCTTGCGGTTACCGCTTAAGCCTTCTAATAGTGCTTCCTTAGTAGCTGACCAGTTGCTTTCAAATAAATTTGCCATCTCTTAACTCCTATTATCTTGAAAGTCCGGCTAGTTTGCGGATTTGTTCTAATTCAACGACATCCGCGTTGTCATCGGCTTCTGCTGTAACAACAGTTGCCTTCTTATCACCAGTGTGTTCTTTTGTAACAACTGATTCGTTTAATGCTTTTCTTACTCTTGGTGTTTCGCCGTCGAGTACGCTGGGAAGATACTTATTAAAGGCTTCTTCTAGCTTCTCAGTCTTAACAGACTCGAGTAAGTCTTGCATAATTTCTTTCTTCTCTTTACCTAGTGGGCGCATTAGTGATTCTAGTTTCTCTTTACGAGCATACTTGTCCTCAGCAATACGTAGTTTGCTTTCTGTTAGCTTAACTGCATCCTCACGGGCTGCAATTGTTGCTACTGATTCAGCAAGTTTCTTTTCCACTTCGGCTAACTGCTTCTGAACCTTTTTGATTTCCTTAGCTTCGTTTAAGTGGCTTGCACCAAATTCACTTGCAAAGGCTTCAAAAATTCTACGTCCAAAATCGTTCTCGCGAGCCGCTGTGATGTCATTACGGAATGTTTTAACTTCTTCGCTGATAACCTTATTAATTGTTTTCTCGACTGTGTCAGCAGCCTTACGAATGAAGTCTTTTTTCGCTTCAACAAGCTGACGCTTGCCTTCACGTACCATTTTGACCTTCTGCTCAACAAGTGCTTTCTTGTCTTCGTGGAACTCTTTGAGTTCTTCTGCTAGCTGTTCTGTAACAAAGCTGTCTAGCTTTGCAACGTGTTCAGCTACACGACTACGGTCTGCACGTAATTCCTTGACTTCTTTAGCAACCATTTTGGTTACAAAGCTATCAAGTAGTTTTGCGTGTTCACGTACGGCCTTGCGATACTTAACTCTTTCTTCTGCGAGTGCCTTCTTGTCTTCAGCTAGTTCTGCAACTTCAGCTTCAACCTTTGATGTGATAAAGTTATCAACAGCTTCAACGATCTGACTCTTGTCATGCTCGTAACGCTGTGCAAACTCTTCACGAAGTTCTGCTGTTAGTTCTTCTTTAGCTTCAGCAAGGCGTGACTCCCAGGCTTCCTGAATGGTGCTGCGAGCTTCTTCCGATAGCCCTGCGCCTTCAAGTAGTTCGTTAAATGTCACTGCCATAGTAGGTCTCCTACTTACCTTAGTTTTAGTTCTTGAATCAAGCCAGTGATAGCTTTCATCAAATGCTTTTCTGCACTTTTATCGTGTGTGACAGCGGAAGCTACTCTGTGAATAGCTTCGCCGCCTCTCATGTTGAATAAACTTTCATAGATTGTCTTTGGATATGCATCTGGCGCACTGGGCTGGGCCACAATGTCTACAGTAACAATGTCAAAGTCGCTTACACGACCACTTTCGTTAACATTACCGCTGCCACGACTACTAACGCCCAGTTTTGCTCCTGCCTTTAATAAAGCTCTCGCAATATTTCCCATTGGTGTTTCTATGATCTTTAATTTACCCATACCGTTTGAACCGTCGCAGTGCATATCTGTAATGATATGACTTACGCGGTCCAAATTGATTTGGAGCTCTTCTGGATGGTCTAATTCGCC